GATGGTGTCTATTGGATGGCTAGAGATGGCTTCTATACTTACTCAGGATCAGTTAAAAGATTAGTTTGTAGCGTATTAAATTATGTATTAGATGATATTAATACTACTCAATCATTTAAAACATTAGCTTTTACTAACAGAGAATTTAATGAGGTTGGTTGGTTCTATTGTTCTTCTTCTTCTGAAGAGATAGATAGGTATGTAACTTATAACTACCTAGAAGGTGCATGGAGCATAGGCAATCTATCAAGAACAGCATGGATAGATGATGGTGTATTTGAAAAGCCTAGAGCTACAGGTAAAGACAGCGATGGTGATGGCTATGTATATATACATGAAAGCACTGATGATGATGACGGATCACCTATGGATAATGTTTTCATAGAGTCTGGTGATATAGATATAGAAGAAGGTAATCAACTGGGTTTTGTTAGCAGAATTATTCCAGATGTTAAATTTTTTGGTACAACACCTACAGATGGACAGATCAATTTTGTATTAAAAACTCGTAACTTTCCTGGAGAAAGCTTAACAACTAATTCAACTAACAATATTACAAGCACTACTCAACAAACATTTACTCGTGCTAGAGGCAGACAGCTTGTTCTTAGAGTTCAATCAGATGATGATGCAGCAACAGGATTAAGAACTGGTTTTAAATGGAGACTAGGTGCAAACAGGATTGATATTAGAACTGACGGCAGAAGATAATGGCCAAGCTTCTTGCAAGTAGATTACCTCAAGCAAGTGGTGAGGTTGATGCTAATGTATTCAACAGATTAATAAGAATCCTTGAGTTAAACCTAGGAACATTCGATCCTAGCTCAACACCACAGTTTAATGATTCTCAAATTTCTACTTTAGCTTTTAACGTAGGTGATGTAATATGGAATACATCTATTGGTGTTTTACAAGTATATATAGGCAACCAATGGGTACAGTTACACACTCCGAAGAATCCACAAGGCTTCGAGACAACTGCATCACTAGGATCTGTTTCTGTTAAGACAGATGGAAACATATCAATTAATGTAACAACCTCATAAGAGATGATACATAGAAAAAATGGTACACTTAAAACAATATTGTATATAATTTAGTTATGAAGAAATCACACAAGAAAATTTTAAAAACATTAGGTGGAATAGCATTATTAAAAAAATTACTTCCTGGACTTAGAGATGATAAAGATTTTGATGTTTCAAGTTACATGAATGGTGGCATAGTTAATTTTTTTACTGGCGGTAGTGTTGGTGGAGGTACTGGTGGAGGTATGGATTTTGGAAAAATTGCTAGTGCTTTAGGTGGTTTAAGTGGGGGAGATGAAGAAAATAAAGCCATGCAAGGTTTTTCTATAGGATCATCTGACATAAATACTCCAGATATAAAACCTGGTAATCCTGAAGCTGTTGATGATGCTCAAAAAGATTTTAATAAATTTCAACAAAGTTTAGAAAGAGATACTTCTGTTCAGCTTGCTGATGGTGGTATAGCTGGTTTTGCAAATGGTGGAATTTTGGATATAGATTTTGAAGATGATATTTTTGAAGACAAAGATTCTTTTGGTTTATCAAAATCTGTAGCACCTGAATATGATGCTACAACTGGAAAATATGTATTGAATGGTAAAGAATATGACTCTATTTCAGATGCTGCAAACGATACAGAAAATATTAATGAAGCTATTAGAAAAACAAAAGCAGGAGAAATGGCTAATAGATTTGAGCAAGCACAAAGTTTTATGCCAGAAACCTATGGTCAGACTGAAGGTCAAATGATCAAAGGAACAGGAGCATCAAAGGTTGACATACAAAGATTTAGAAGGGGTGGCATGGCCAATGAAAGAAGGGCTGAAGATGAAAGAGAGTTTAGGTTTAATGATTATATGTTTGATGATTTTGATTTTAGTGATATAGACTTTGGTGACTTTGGTGGAATTATAAACCTACCAGGTGGAGGTGGAGGATATAGCTATACACCACCAACAGAAGAAGAGATTGCAGAACAACAAGCAAAACAAGCAGCAGCTAGATTAGCAAAAGGTTATGGAGGATCAGGTGCAGCAGGTCGTAGTAGTTATGGCTTTCAAACTCCTGGAGCATCTATATCTATTGATGCTAGAGATGAAACACCAGATGCTTACAGATTCTACCCTAGTGAAGTATCAAAACTTTATTCACAAATGAAAGGCACACCTTTCTCACCATTAGTAGCACCTCCTAAAGAAGCTACTTATGTAGATGATCTACAACCAAGAAGAATAACCAGTCAGTTATATGCGGCTGACGGTAAATTTGTAGATAGAAGCGAATTAATTACAGGCCCAGGTGGAGAGCGTGGCGACAAGATACCAGCCATGTTAAGTGATGGTGAGTTTGTTGTTAATGCTGAAGCAGTTAGAGGTATGGGTGTGGCAGCAGGTGCTAACCCACAAGACGAATACGAACAACGCCTAGAGGGTGCACGTCAAATGTATGCTCTACAAAAAGAAGGCGAACAAATGATGAGGAAATACAGATAATGGGAATATTTAGTAGCAAAACTAAAACAGCTCCACCAGCAGATGTAATAACAACTCCAGAAACAGGTTATTCTTTTATATCTCCTTACATGGAGGACTACTCAAGAAGACTTCTTGCTTCCTACTTTGGCTCTCCTGGTGAATACGAAGGACTAATATCTCGAGCTAGAGATATACCCATAGAACAAACAGCAGGTCTTACACCATTACAAATACAAGCACGTCAAGCAGCAGGTGGTTTAGGAGAATTTAAACCTTATATAGAAGATGCTGGTAGATTATACGGCAGACAAGAAGATGCACTAGATCAAGCTATGGGCTTTGTGCCACAGGCTCAAGCTGGTATTGAAGAAGGTATGGGCTTTCAAAGAGAAGGATCTGATTTAGCAAGAGGTGCTGGAAGATTCTCAGATGCAGCAGAAAGAATGATAGGTACAGGAGCTGATACTGTAGCAGGTGGTATAGGTGCATTACAAAGAGCAGAACAAAGTGCAATGGGTGCTACTCAAATGTTTGATCCTAGTAGCTCATCTGCTTTTTATAATCCATACGAAGATCAAGTAGTACAACAAACATTAGAAGATATAAACAGACAATCAGCAAAACAAGACATAGGACTACGTGATAGAGCTGTATCCGCTGGTGCCTTTGGTGGATCAAGAGGTAGGATAACTCAAGAAGAATTAGCAAGACAAACAGGAAGAGGGGCCGCTGAAGCAGTTGGTGCTCTTAGAAGTCAAGGATTTGGCAGAGCTCAAGATGCTGCAAGACAATCCTTTGAATCACAACAAGGTAGACAAGCTGGATTAGGTCAAATGCAAGCAAGTTTAGGCGGACAACAAGCAGCTATAGGTGGTCAGCAGGCCGCACTAGGTAGTCAGATGGCTGGTCTAGGTCAACAACAAGTACAAAGAGGACAAGCCCTAGGTGGTTTTGGTTCTAGCCTTATGCAAGGTGGACAACAACTAGGTGGCTTAGGTCAATTAGCTAGTGGTATGGGACAACAGTTTGGTCAGATAGGTCAAGGCATTGCAGGTCTAGGACAAAAAGGACAAGGAATGCTAGGCAACCAAATCAATATGTTGAATCAACTCGGTCAGCAAGGTCAAGCAACTCAACAGGCTGCACTATCAAGACAGTTCCAAGGAGCACAACAACTTGCGAACGAGCCAATGCAAAGACTACAACAAGGTCAAGCATTACTTGCTGGATCACCAATGGGAGGAATCTCTGGTGGTACTGGTACAAGTGCTTATCAACGTGGCTCTTATCAAGAGCCAAGCACCTTCTCTAAATTACTTGGTGCTGCAGGAACAGCTGCAACCATATATGGTGCTGCAACTTCTGATGTTGAATTAAAAACTAACATTAAAAAGATTGGTGAAGTTGAGCCTAACATTGGTTGGTACACATGGGATTGGAATGACAAAGCCATAGAGCTTGGAGCAGAATCAGAACCAACAGAAGGTGTCCTAGCTCAAGAAGTATTAGAAGTTAAACCAGATGCAGTAGTAGTTAAAAATGGTTACTATGCTGTTGACTACGCTAAGGTATTGTAATGCAAGGAATAACGTCAGGCATGGCTCCAATGCTTCAAAGAAATGAAGAGGAAGTTCTTAAACAAATGTTAAAAGACAGAGCTCTTTCAGAAATAGAAGAAAGATTAGGAATTAGAATACCAAGAGATAAAGAAGAATCAGAAGAAGCTTTAATAAATAGAGCTTTAGGAATGACAGGAAGACCAATAAGTAAAAGAGGTGATGAATTTATTTATGGTGATGATGATGGATTAAGTTTTTATATAAATCCAGAAACAAATGGTGGCGGACTTAGATACAGTAAAAAATTTGCTGATGGTGGCATTTCTAATTTAAAAGACGGTGGCTTTCCCGATCTAACAGGTGACGGCAAAGTAACTCAAAAAGATATTCTTAGAGGACGTGGCATAGAAGGATTTGCTGATGGCGGTGAAGCAGGGACAAAATATTTCGGTAGAGATGGTTTAATTTTTGATCCATATAATCCCTTAGATTATGCGATGGCAATTCCAGGTTTGGGATTAGCTGGTGCTGGAATAAAAGCATTAAGCACAGGAAATAAAATGAGAAAAGCTGCTAACGCAGCATCTAAACTTTCTAATCCAGTAACAAATACAGCAGCTGGAGGAGCTCTTGCTTATACCATTGGAGATGCAATCAAAGAAGGCTTGAGCGAAGATTACACTAATCCTAGTGTGGCTTATATTGATGAAGATTCTGGAAATTATTTTTATTATGATCCAGTAGATGAAGATTATTATTTATTTGAAGATAACGAAGTGCCTGAAGGCTATACGTTGGAGCAATAATTATGGCATTAAGAGATAGATTAGCAAAATCAGGAATAACATCTTTAATTAAAAAAGTTAAGCCTAAACCCAAACCTAAGCCCAAACCTAGTACAGCTATTACTAAAACTAAACCAGCATCTCCTAAAGTTATTCCATCAGAAATGGTTGCTCCTTTTGTTGGCAGTGGAAAAGTAATTCAATCAACCTTAAGAAGTATTGGTAGAAATCCAGGTAGACCAGAGGGAAGTGCAGTAACAGGTGCAATTAGAGCGGCTGGTTACGGTGGAGTTCCAGCGGCAGGTTTATATATGGGACTAACAGGCGATGATGAAAAAACTAAAGTTTCACCTCCTAAAGAAAAAGTATCAGGACTTAAAGAAGTTAATGATTCAGACGCACTAAAAGATATTCTTAAACAAAAAACCATGGAGATTGCAATGGAAGCAGGAAGAGAATCACCTGTATTCCTTGATTATGTAAAAGCTTTTCCATCAAGCTATATGGAAAAAGTTAGTAGAGATCCTGAGTTTGCAAAACAAATGATGGCAGGATTCTTAGCTATGATGCAACCAAGCGAAGGCTTTGTTCCAAGGAATGCTATCTCTGACTTTGGTCAAGCTGCTATGGAAGAGGGTGCAAGACAAGAAGATGCAATGACAGATCAAGAACAGTTACTAGCAATGAGTGATGAAGATATTAAAAAGTTACAAAAAATTCAAGCTGGTGCTTCTCCAATAGATCAAACAGCAATAGCTGGAGCAGCTGCTTTATTAGCTCAATTTAGAAAAGAACTAACAAACAAGAAAGATGGAAAGCTAACTGATCTTAATGGAAATGAAATAAATTTAATTAGTTTCTTAGCAATGTTTCAACAAACTGGCGGAGACATAACACAATTAGCTGAGATGATTGTAGCTGGAGAATAACAGTGCCTTTAGTGGTTCTTGAGGATGGAAGAAAATTATTTGTAGATAGTAATGATCCTAAAGAAATAGAAAAAGCAAAACAAAAATCAATGAAAAGAAAAAGAACTGGATCATCTGGTTCTTTAGCAGGAGACATAGGTAGAGGAATAGCTGCAGGTGTTGTCTCTATACCTCAAGGCCTTGCTACCATACCGACAACTGGTATTGATCTTCTATTTAATACAGAAGTAACTGACAATGTAAACGAATTTTTTGAAGGTATTAAACCTGAAGTAGAAGGTACTGCTGGTAAAACAGCACAAATGATTGCTCAGTTTGGTATACCTGGTCTTGGCACAGCAAGTGCTCTATCTAAATTAAGTAAAGCAAAACAACTAGGAGCTATAGGTGCAGTCGATGCTGCTGTAGCTACAGATGATGTTGATACTTTTGCTGACATGATCTTTGATAAAGAAAGTGACGAAGAAAGAATTAAGAATCTTGCAGGCAGAGATGCCGCAGCTGCAAGACTAAAAGAAAGAATGCAAGTGTTTGCTGAGACAGCATCATTTGTTTATGCTGCACCCAAGGTTGTGGGAGGAACTCTTAAAACAGCTGGTGTTGGATTAGATCTAATTGCACCTTACATGAGTGCATTAGCTAAAAAAGTTAGCCCAAATGAAGCTCTTGCTTCTGCAACCAAAGCAGATAAAAGTTTATTTGATTACTTAAGAAAAAACTTTAGTTACGGTGGAACTTTTGAACAAACTACAAAAAATAATAAATTAATATCAGATGTATTTCAAACACAAAAAGCTTACGCATCTAATCTTGGATTAGAGATAGCTGATGCTGGAGATAAGATAAGAAGAACAATGGAAGATGCTGTTACCAATGGTGGTAAATTAAATGATAAAGACTCTTTAGAATTAGTTAAATCTATATCAACTTATAGAGCACCTTTGCTTGCTGTTGAAAGACAGTTTCCTTCTTTAGCTGACGATGCAAAAAGAATTAAAGCAAAAGAACTTCAAGACGAAGCTTTAAAAAAGATTAAAAGTTTTGAAGGATCAGGAAACAAAATAGATTACGAGGCTCTAGGGATAGATCCTAATAATACAATATCTTCTATAGTTCAAAACAATAAAACAATATTTGAATTAGAACAAAAACTATTATTTGATTTAGTTTCTGATAGACCTACTGTTGCAGGTTTAACTTTAGATCAAAATTTTAAAGATGCGTTACTTAAAAACAGAGGTTTGTATGGAACAACTCTTTACAGAGCTATAAATGATTCTGGTTTTGAGCCATCTAAAGAAGTATACGATGCAGCTATTGATAAAATTAAAACAGTAGCAGGACTTGAGGGTGATCCTCTTGGAACATCTAAAGCAATACAAATTTTTGATGATATAAGAAATCCTAAAAACTCTTTAAACCCTCACGAAACTCCAGAGCTTTTAGTAAACAATATAAAAGGTGGCTTACTAAAAGGAAAAACATTAAAAAACTTACCTGAAGTTAGGGAAGCTTTAGGTGAGATAACTCCCCTTACATACAAAGAAGGATCTGAGTGGAGAAAAGCTTTAGTAGATGAGACTTTTGCAGCTACTTCTACTATATCTAAAATTGCTACTTCAGTAGGAAATATAAAAGTTTATGATGATATAAGATTAATTAATGATAATGCAAAACAATTAGGAACCACATCTTTTTTAAAGACTCCTGATCAATTAACAGCTGAAGGAATAAATGTATTAAAAGCTCCTGAAATAAATCCAAAGACAGGAAAACAAATTGCTCCTAAAAAAGATCCAAAGACAGGAAAAGAAATTCCTTCACTAAGAGATGAAGTTACAATAGACGGCGTTGATTATGTAAAATTTAATGACAAGCAAGGTGCTTTACAAGATACCTATGCACCAAAAGTTTTTGTTGATGCTGTTACAGGATCATCAAAAGATTTTATGAATACTATGCCTAACATTTTAAAAAATGTTTACAAGGGTTTGTTAGGTTTAAAAACAGTAGGACAATATAACAAAACCTTGTTATCTGTTGGTGCTCATATAAGAAACAATACAAGTGTCCCATTATTTGCTGCTATGAATGGAAACCTTGGGCCTTCTGCTGAGTTTACAAAAACTTTTCAAAAGTCTTTTGCTGGTGTTTTTGATCCAAGGCAAAAAACAAAATACAACAAAGATATTAAAGAAGGAAGAGAGTACGGTATTGTTGTAGGAAGAGGTACGCAGTTAGAAGAAATAGCTGACTTAGCTTCTTATGCTATAGAAGATGTTGCTTTGATGAAAAAATTACAATCAAACGGTCTTACAAATAAATTACAGAAAGCATTAAAACCTGTTGAAAGAATTTATACAGGATCAGATAACGCGGCTAGGTGGATTAATTGGAATGGCGAACAAGCAAAACTTACAAAGGTTATAGCTGACTCTACTGATGATGCCTTTATTCCTGTCAATGCTGCTAAGAATTTTTCTAATACTGATATTCAAAAACTTATTAGACAAGATGGTACTATCAATGTTGGTGAATTAAAATCTGTTAGCGATGATGCTTTAGATAAATTTATTAAAGCAGAGTCTGCTGACATAGCTTTGAATGTAACTCCCACTTACTCAAGAGTTCCTGAGATAGTAAAACAATTAAAATTTATACCAGTCATAGGTAACTTTACAGCTTTCCCTGCTGAGATAGTAAGAAATACTGGCAACACTATATCAAGAGGTATTAAAGAACTAGCAAGTAACAATGCAGAATTACAAAAAGTAGGAATGAGAAGACTAACGTCTGGACTAACTACTACTGTTGGAGTTCCAGCAGGTTTAACCGCAGCAGGTCTAGCCCTAACTGGTTCAAGTCAAGAACAGATAGACGCATATAAAAGATCTTTTGCTGCACCTTGGGAAAAGACTGCGACTATGATTCCAACCAGCACTGATGCACAAGGAAATATTACAGGATTTATTAATTACAGTTACACCAATCCCTATGATTATTTGCAAAGACCATTTAGAGCTGTATTAAATGCAGTTGCTACTGGCAATAGAAACGAAGCTAGTCTACTAAGCATAGCAAGTAATGCAACAATAGATTCAGTAGGAGAAATGGCAAATCCTTTTTTATCTACAAGTATAGGTGCTAACGCCTTGCTTGAAGCACAATCTGGTCAAACATCAACAGGTAAAATTATTTATAACGAATCAGATTTATTAGGTGATAAGGGTTTAAAATCAATGATTCACGTTTTTAATTCTATAGCACCTACAGCACTGCCTTTTTCAGTACAAGTTGATGCAGAAGGAACACAGATAGTTCCTAAAGATTTTGTAACAGCTGCAGCCTCTGTCTTTACAGGAGAAGAAGATTTAATTAGTCCAAAAGGAAAACCTATTGATGTAGCAGAGACAATGGTACAAGCTTTCTCTGGTATTAAAGTTGTTAAACCACAGCTAGAAAGATCTCTGTATTACAAAGCAGCAGAGTCTAAGAGAGCTATAAGAGAAACAACTAATGAATTTAATAGATTGCTTAGATCAAATAACAGAAGAGATGCAGAAAGTTTTGTTAAAGGTTACATCAATACAAACAAAGACAGATACAATTCTTTAAGAACTCTTTACACAGCTATAGAAGATGCAAGAACATTAGGAGTTCCTGATTATGCTATTAGCGAACAGTTAAAGATTGCTAAGGTAGCTAACAGAGACTTGGTTATGCTAGGTATATTTAAACCTAGTGAAGTTAATCAAGATGTACTTAACTTTGCTTTACAAGGAACAGATATTAAAGCACCTCAAGAAGTACCTATTGGAGACTTGGCTTCTGCTTCAATAGATTTAACTGGACAATCTTTACAAGGACAGTTTGAAGCACCTAATCTTGCTCAACCTAGCAGAGCATCTCAGCTACTAAGAGAAGAAGAAGAAAAGAAAATACTAGGAATCTAATTTGTACAACAAATACGGAGCAAAGAAAGTAAGACTCGATGGCTATACCTTTGATAGCAAACTTGAGGCAGCTCGATACAATCATCTTAAAGAACTAGAAGATAAAGGCCTAATCTCTGACATAGAAGTACACCCACCCTTCCCATGCTTTGTTAATGAAAAGAAGGTATGTCTTTACAAGGCTGACTTTAAATATAAGAACATCAATGGCGATGAGATCATAGAAGATACCAAGGGTATAGAGACACCTATGTTTAGATTAAAGAAGAAACTTGTTGAAGCTTTGTATCCAGGCGTAGAAATTATAGTAATAAAAAAAGCTAAAGCTTAGAAAGGCACGCCTGTTTCAACCCAAGGTCTGATACTCTTGATCGTACCATTCATTAATCTCTTAGCAGAAGCACACTGTTCTAGTAATTCTTTTGGAAAGCCACTGTTGATTACTTCTATCAGCTCCTCACTAGAGTAAAGGTTGTCGCCAGTAGATTCTTTCTGACTAGCTACGTTAATAAACTTAAACCCATCTTTCTCATACATAACAAAGTTATCATCCTCTTCGATCATGGTTGCTGGTATTAGCTCTGGTATATAGTTATGTCTTGGACATCCCTTAGTCTGTCTATCCTCGCTGATTCCTTTGTCATGTTGAGAGCAATGCCAATGCCCCCCACCCTTGTTAATATCAACACTAGCAAAGCGACATGATCTGCAATGAACTTTCTCAGGTAAAGATCTGCCAAGATATGCGGCCCTTTCTTTAGCAGACATAAAGCTACGTATTCTGTAGTCAGTCTCGGGTATGTTGTTGTCAGGTGGCGTATTAGTTTTCAATACATGCTCTGCTTTTTCCATAAGCATTTCAAACTTTAAGTAATCAAAGTCAATAACTTCTGTATACAAAGCTGAATTGTTTTTGTTGTAAACGATAGCTATGCAATGATCCATTTTAAAAAGTCCCATGTACAAATGAATCTGTGCGTCATACTCTTCTGACCAAGCACAATAACTACCTAGCTTTTCTAAATTTTTAAAACGATTGTCGTTAGCTGTTTTAAACTCTAACAGATAGGGTATGTTTTCTTTCAAGCCTGGTAGGTTTCTAGCGACACCATCTATGTGTCCTTTGACATGCCCTCCAAGAGCCTCTGTTTTAAATTGCTTACCATCCTTTTGAACATCATAGATAATGGCTCCTGGTATCTTACGTAGCTTCTCAATCAAATGATCTTCTACTACATTGCCTAGGTCTAAAAGTCTAAGAACTCTTGGCTCCCATTCATCGGGCATGAGCCAGCGGTATCGCATCCAAAGGAGCCTTTGATTTGGATTGCCGATACCACTGATACCCAAATAAAACCTTTGGTGTCTCTCAGTATTTGTTTCTACTTCATCAAGAAGATGATTGATTGTCATTTTGTTTTTCCTAATAATTTATCTATACAATCATCCAATATTGGTTTTACAGCTTTGTAGGATTTTTCATTTTTTCCAATGCGACCAACATCTAAAGGGTATTTATGGTGTCGTTGTGCTGCAAAAAAAATATCAGCTAACTTCTCACATAAATTTATCTCTAATTCTTTTTTTAAAACACTTTGCATATCAACATCAACATCAGTCAATACTTCATCTGCTAGTTCTACTAATTTAGTTTTGTTCATAATAATATCTCCTCGTTTTGTTTTGTTCTGATCCCTATAACATTCTCATACTTGCCCTGCTTTTGTAAGACAATCTCTGCTATGTTCTCAAAGGCACCACTGTTTATTAATTCAGCGGCCATCCATGGTTGCTTGGGCGATCCCCACTTCTCTGCTATCTTCTTCCACTTACGTACTGCCATGTGGTGTGCTTTGGGATGTCCAAACATCAACGGCATTTTCTTAGGGAAAAATTCATTCTTAACTGTAAAGATTACTTGACAATACTCACTGCCATTCTGTGATTTGGTTACTGTTGCATAGATGTCAGTGACAGGTTTGTATCTAGGCTTGGCCTTCTCTCTCTCATCAGACAAGACAGCTTGTCTCTCTGCCTTAGTTCTCTTAGCAACTTCTTTTTCTTTCTTAGTCTGTAGTTCTTCAAACTTTTTAGATCCTTCAAACTCTTGACCACACTCAATACATTTCTTAGCTGAGGGTAAGTTAATTGCACTACAGTTAGAACATATCTTAGGATGGTATCTAGCTGGAGCTGACTGATCAGGTTGTATCTCATCAAGACAACCATGCCTAGCTACATTTTCTCCATAGTCTAGTAGTAGGCAGTTGTCTTTCTCCTCGTGCAGTCTCATCCCCCTTCCGCACATTTGAACAAACAAGCCAACGCTTTGTGTTGGTCTAAGTAATGCTACGCAGTCAGCTCTTGGAGCATCCCAACCTTCAGTCAGCACACCCACATTACATATAGCATGTATAGATCCAGCGTTGAATCTTTTTAATACATCTTCTCTTTTATCTTTTGGTGTCTCACCTGTAACGCATTCAGCTTCGATCCCATAGGTCTTCAAGCATTGAGTCATTTTCTCTGCATGTAATACTGATACACAAAAGAATACTGTAGCTGTTCTACCTTTGGTATAAGCGTTATCAATCCAGTCGTTAATAACCTGTAAGATCGTATCATCGACCATAGCTATTTTTTCTAGTTCGCTTTCCTTAAAGTCTCCATTCTTAAACTTTAATGCAACAGCTCCTGCATCAATGATGGCATCCTCATTTACAGCATAGGCTGATAACCTACACAAAAATCCATTACGGATCAGCTCAGGTATTGATACTGAATAAGCTAGTCCTTTAAAGAAATGATCTTTACGATTGCCATATATATAACCTTGTCCCATACGATATGGTGTGGCAGTACAGCCCATAACCTTCATAGGATTCCTGTCTGATAGGGTTGTTATAATCTTCTTGTATCTAGTATGAGAGCTTGGCGGTACGTTATGTGCTTCATCTATGATCATGTAATCAAAGCTACCGACAGCATCTAATCTCTTGGGTGATGCTAGGGTATCTCTACTTGCTATAAGGATCTGTGAATCTATCTCAAAGCGTTTCATCCCTGCTGCCAATACACCCACTGGAGCATCGGGCCATACAGTTTTAAGTTTAGTCTCTGCTTGTTCTACTAATTCTTTTCTATGAGCCATAACCAAGAACCTAGCTGTAGGATCTTTGGCTAGTATCTCTTTAATAAAATGAGAAAAGATAATGGTTTTACCAGCAGCCGTTGGCAGTACGATCAAAGCATGATCCTCTGCTGGACGATTGGCAAACCAATGGTGTAGGGAATCTATTGCATCCCTTTGGTAGTATCTAAGTTTCAATGTAGTATTTTTATTTCTTCTACGGGATCTTCTGTGATTGGTTTTTCAACTCCCATTATGTCCATGTGATCTTGTACCATACTTAGTATTAACTCTAAGGCTTCTTTTTGTGTGAAAGAAAACTTAAAGGTAAGATCAACAGCAAATCTTGTTAGTGTAATGATTGCTGATCGTGAGTCTAATTCTTTCATTGACCAACCATCAACACATTGCTGCACGTCATCAATAACTGTGTTGCAAGTTTTACTGTCTAAATATTCTATAAATTTTTCTTTGTCTGTCATCTTTAGTATCCACGTTTAATAATGTTAATTTAGCTTCCTTTACTACAGTATCTAACCCAGAGGGTAGGCTGTCAAAGTTTTGATCTAAAGAATCTAATAGTAATGTCATTGATTCTACTAAAGCATTCGCTTCTCTTTTATCTATTGCCATTATTTTATTCTCCATAGTCGATATGAATTATCTTCTATTTTTCTTGTAAGAACTTTTATTCCAACCTCACTTGCTCTAGCTCTTAATCTATTGCATTTATTTAGATTACATACAACTGAGTCTCCAACCTCCATACTTTTTAATAACGAAGTTACTGTCTGAGGTATGGGAACATCTTTTTCTATTTTTAAATCCATATATTTCTCCAAAAATACATTAGGGTATACAATAACCCTAGGTGCGAGGAGTAGTCTTGGTATTAAGACTACTCACTCGAGTTATTTATTTACTCTCTCTGGTAAATAAATTATTTGTCCCAATCGAAATCATCATCATCTGACTTTGATTCTTCTTTAGGACTTTGCGAAGGAGCTGACTTACTGCTTGTCTCAACTGCAAGAAACTTAGCAATCTTGTTCTTGTCGTCCCACTTCGTTCCGTCTCCCTTATCTCTACCAACTTCAACACTGACCTTGGCTTTGAAAGGAATGTTTAACATGCTCTCTAACTGTTCAAGACCAAAGGCATCAACATCAGCTTCCATGCCCATGGATCTTCTCCAGTCTCTTATTCTGCTGATAGATACGTTTAACCCAGCTCCTTCGAGCATGAATGTTTCCCATATCTTACGACCTGAATGAGTAGGGCCTGTCACATCAAAGGTAATTGATAAGTATCTATCACCCTTAGCACTAGTTTTATTCTCCCATCCAGTAGCTACAAATTCGTAGTCACCGACTGGCATAAGATCAAACGATCCACCTGTATCCTCGACATCAGTCAAGTTTAAATTAAAATCATCAGACATATTATTCTCCTTTTTTAGATTTTAAAGATTCTTTAAATGCAGACATGAACGCTGTCCAATCAAGATCCAAGGGAGCATTCCCTAAATCAACTCGACTCTTGGCATCAAATGCTGCGGTGTATTTATGAAACAACTTACGCTTGCCGTATGACACAGCCCTGGTTGTTTCCTTGAAACCCTGTCCACTAGTACGAGTTGATACCTCGTAGTTTGCAAACAGGTTGAAGTCTACCCACTCACGTATCATTGCTGATACTTTCTTATGAGTAGCCATCTCCCAACGATCATAGGGCTCACGCTCTGGATCATTAAAAGTTCTTATGCCTACATGAGATAGTAAGATGATGTGCATCTTCTTCTTTTGTAGGGCATCAAACATTCTTAGTAGTCTGCCGAATAACTCAGCAGATTCTGTAAAACCTTTTCCATATCCCATAGACTCAATAGATTTTTGTCCATGAATCTGACATACCTTTTGCTGTACTAATTTCTCAGCCCAGTCAGTTGTATCAAAGACCACTGTCTTGTAGTCATGATCTTCTTCATACAAAGTTTTGATTTGTATTAGTATGTCGTCATAGCTTTCACATAAAGGAAAGGATGCTGTATCTATATAGTTAGTACCAGCTTCTGTCTTTATAAAGATAGGGTTTGGTGCTTGACTTGCAAAGGTAGTTTTACCAATGCCATCTGTACCAGATAGGTTTATTTTAATTGAAGGGATTTGTATCCCTGTGGTTACGCTATTCAACAGGCTCATAGTTTTGCACTCCTTGTGACATCATTTCGTCTGCTATGGTTTCTACATCGTCAACAATCATTAATATTTTATTAACCCAAGCTTTGTGTAAACCTGGTGCAACATCTCTTTTGATACGATCACGTATCTCTTGTACTACATCATTGTGTGAAATCATTTCTCAGCTCCTTTTAATGGATCAACGAACTGGATGTATGGTCGTTCATTAATCTTGGTTTGTAATCCTTCTTGAAACTTATCAAAGATGTCTTGATGATTTGCTTCTATCATTTTAGATAGAGCAGTATCTTCTTTGTATACAGTTGTGAAAGGAAATAGATCTTCAGGTATCTCGTCTTTTACTTTAGATAAAAAACTCTGATCCCATGATCTTGTTATTTTATAATTAACTCGTAAGTCTTTTGGTATGACACCATTAAGATGTACCCGAGTAGATCCGCCAGTGTTAGAAAGTCTGTTGACTTGCTTATGCACATCGGGATGTTTAGTGATTGCAAAATCAAGCTGTGCACTTTGTTCTTTTAGTTCAGCTTGTTTTGCTAGATTCTTTTTCTTCTCCATCAAAAGTTGAGGTAGAGATAGCGTAGAATAGTCTTTCATATAAGGCTCCATTTTTTAAATACAAGATAGATGATACGCCTATCAAAAATATTGTCAACACTTTTGTAATAAAATTCTTTACTTATTGTAAAGAGCAATGTTAAGATGATATTTGGTATGAGTTAATGAAGTTATATATCAAATATAAAACTCCTCACTCAACCCCCTATAAGAGCATTAACTTATACCATTCTATATAAGGAGAACTATGGAACTTAAAGACTACATTGTTAAAAGAGGTGAAGATAAGTTAGCCAAAGACTTAGGTGTATCTATTGATACTGTTAGATCTTGGCGATACGGAACCAGGCAACCCTCAGTCAATCAAGCTAAGAAACTTATTAAAATGACAGGCTATGCTTTAGGTTGGGAAAACATTTATGGATCAGTAGACGAATGCCAATAGAAATAAAACCAAACACAGTCGGACAAGACATAGCCAATGATGAGCGTAAAGATATGCTCATGTCATATCATGAAAATAATTTTCATCTAATACCATGCGGATCTACAAACGACATCATACCTGAATACTTTAAAAGCAGACATCCCTTTGAAGACGATATGGTTTTACAAAAGCGTTGGTCAAAAACACCAAGAGTAAAATGGGCTGACTATATAGAGAAGCAACCTACTCTTAATGAAGTCAAGCAATGGTATCTACAATTTAAAGATTGCAACTGGGCAGCAATTACAGGCGTAACATTTGTAGTGCTAGATGCAGACACCCAAGAGGCATGTGATTTCTGTGAGTCAGGTCAGATAACAAGAACAATGTTAAAACAAAAGACACCTCGTGGTGGCTATCATTACTTCTATGCAATCAATGATGATCTAAAGATAAGAAACACTACAGGTAAATTAGATATAAGAGGAGAGGGTGGCTATGTCATGGTCAGTCCTTCTGTTAATTATCAGTTCGAGGTAGTTGAAGGAGCTGTCGTAGATTCACTTGATGATTTACCTACTCTTAATAGTCAAGACATGAATATTATTTATGACTATAACAACACAGGTAAGATCAACACAGAAAGTAAAACACCACTAACAACAGATGGTGTGCAAACAGGAATGCGAAACGACACCCTTGCTAGGCTAGTAGGTAAATGGATACTAGAGGGTTGGGGCATGAGAGAAGTTGTAATCAAAGCATTGGATTGGAATCAAACAAACAACCCACCTATGAGTGTGCAAGAAGTATTAAATACAACTCAAAGCATTTGTACTGGACACTTGAAAAGAAATCCTGAAGACGAGACAGGCATACAGAAATGGAATACAAGTCAGTGGCAGATACAATTAACAGATGATTTAAAAGAAATCATGGATCAAGAAGATCCTATAATAAAAGCTAAGGATGATATACAAAGCGATCCTCTTGGACTCAAATCATTTAACGATCCCTTTTGGGATTCAATGGACAGCAGTAGGATTGAGCAGTATTGGGGAGATGCTTTTGTCTTTGAACAATCCAGAGTCTTACTGTTAGGTAAACCAAAGATAGGTAAGTCGCATTGGCTAGGAGCATTCGCGGCAGCAGCTACTACAGGCACAGACTTTATGGGTATGAGTTTCTCAAGACCTATCAAAGTAATGTGGCTACAAGCAGAGATCATTCATGAGTTCTTAAAGAAAAGAATCGAGATGTATTATCAACCCTATCATCATGATCCCGAACTATACAACTTAGGTAAGTCAAACCTTATAGCATCTGGTAGATTAAGAAAGAACATCATGAGGGACAGCGACATAGATGCTATCGCAGAGAGTATAGAGTTTCATAAACCAGACTTGGTAATGATAGATCCTATTATTAATTTCTTTAGTGGAGAAGAGAACTCCAACTCAGAGATACATGAGATGTTATCAAGAGTAGATAAACTTATTGAACTATATAAAGTAGCAGTGATCATTGCTCACCATACTGGTAAAGAAAGGGCAGATGATTTGTCGTTCATGTCAGCTAGGGGTGGTAGTGCTTTCGCTGGGTGGATGGATTCAGGTGTCAAGCTGTCGGGTAAGAAACCAAACATAACATTATTCTATGAAGCTCGTAATGCAAGAGAACCTGATCAGCATCTAGCATACTTTGATTTTGAAAAAGGATACTTTAAAGTAGTAGATGCACAAGACAGTCCCGATGAGGTAGAGATTGCAAGAGTAGTAGCATCAGGTATGAGCAAACAAAAGTTTTATACAAGACAAGAACTAGAACTATTAGCAAGAGAAACTCTTAAAGAAAATGAGATGGCATCAGGAGAGAGGGCCGCTCGTTATGCAGTGAGTTATGTGCAGAAGTATCTAGGCGAAAGAGTAAAGAATCATAACGTACCTGGTAAGAATACTTGGTATTATTTAGCAGACAATGAAATGAAACGACCTTGGAAAGATGATTAACCCATATAAAATAGAAGGCCCTGCACTCATTAGCTTTAGTGGTGGAAGAACATCAGGCTTTATGTTGCACAATATAATACAAGCACATGGCGGTAAGTTGCCCGATGATATTCATGTAGTCTTTGCTAATACAGGCAAGGAAGCACCCGAAACATTAGACTTTGTAAACGACATAGCAAAGAAGTGGGACATAAACATACATTGGTTAGAGCTTTACTTTGGTGATGAGCGACCTATCTATAGAACTAAAGAGGTCACATACGAAACAGCATCAAGAAATGGTGAGCCCTTTGAAGCATTGCTTGATCATAGAAAATATTTACCCAACCCAGTAACTAGATTCTGCACATCAGAGTTAAAGATAAAAGTTATGTACAGGTTTATGAGAAAGATTAAAGGATACAAAGAATGGTTTAATGTAATTGGTCTTAGACATGACGAACCTAGAAGAGTAGCAAGTGCAATGAAACAGTACGAGGTATGGACAAACATAACTCCTATGAATGATGCCAAGCATACAGTCAAAGATGTATCAGAGTTTTGGAAGAAACAAAACTTTGATCTAAACCTAACGAATGCAAATGGTAAAACTCCTGCTGGTAATTGTGATTTGTGTTTCTTAAAAGGCATGGATACAACACTATCTATATTAAGAGAAAGACCAGAGATGGCAGATTGGTGGATCAAACAAGAACAAAAGTTTGGTGAACATCAAGGAGCTACCTTTAGAAAAGACAGACCAGGATATATAAAGCTCGTTGATATAAGTAAGAGTCAACAAGAATTATTTAATGATGACGATCAGATGACATGTTTCTGCCATGATTAAGATAGATAAGGAATCATTAAATGAAGCTATGAATGATGTCAGCATAGGATTGATCATGTCCTTTCCGATTAGCTTTGGTTTGCTTAGTCTGTGTAAATACTTAGAGGTAAGTCTTGTAGCTACATCATTAATTCAAGTAGCAGTCTTTACATGTATAGCTATAGTCAGGAAGTATATGGTAAGAGTTTATTATAAGAGAAGACAAAGATGAATGTATTAAGTTTGTTTGACGGTATGTCATGTGGTCGTATTGCTTTGGATCAATTAGGAATCAAGGTAGATAACTACTATGCCTGTGAAATAGATAAGTATGCAATGCAAGTAAGCCAAGCAAACTATCCTGAGATCATACAGCTTGGAGATGTTTGTGATGTTAAGTCAGAGGATCTACCAAAGATAGATCTTATTCTTGCTGGTAGTCCATGCCAAGGATTTAGTTTCGCGGGTAAGCAACTCGCCTTTGATGATCCAAGGTCAGCATTGTTCTTCGAGTTCATTAGATTATTAAAAGAATGTAAGCCAAAGTATTTCTTACTAGAGAATGTAAGAATGAAGAAAGAATACTTACAAGTAATCAGCGAACAGGTGTCAGCATGTTATCCAGAGATACCCTTTGGTATCGAGCCGACTATGATATGTAGCAGTCTTGTTTCTGCCCAGTCAAGGAAGAGATATTACTGGACGAACATACCCAATGTCACCCAACCTGAGCAAAAAGGCATAGTTTTGAGGGACATATTGGAGACGAGAGTTAATCAAGATAGATTATCGGACATGACTAACCAAGATAATAAAGCCTACTGCCTAACAACAACCTATCCTTGTGCTAGACCTCAAAGAAGTATGGAGAAATCTGAGAAGAGTATGATTCCTGTTGAAGATACTGTCCCCAATTCAACGACACTTATATATGACAGCAAAGATAAATCACACAAGCCAATCAAAGTAGGTATGAATGTAGAAGAAGTAAAAGTAAGGAAGCATGAGGTTGATATACCTGGTTTACAGCAATGTATCTTAGATCATTATGATAAGTGTGGTAAGAACAAACAACAAATAGCAGAAGAACTAGAGGATAAGTATTCTACTGTTGAACATTACTTTAGAAAGTTAGGTAGTGATTTCTTTTCTATACCTTCTGAAGAACATTGGCTTCAATTAAAAGATATTCTTGGTATAAAAACAGACACCTTTGATGCACAGATTATGGAGTTTGAATACAGAGATGGTGTCTATGAAACAAAGCAAAGAGTATATAGTGAGAATGGTAAGTCTCCGACACTTACTGCTGGAAATAAAGAACAATACATAGAGACAAGTGACAAGCCCATACAAGTAGGCATAGCAACAGACATCAACGGACATGACATACTTAAGAGAGTCTATAGCGAAGATGGTAAGTCACCTACTGTTAATACCTGTCAAGGTGGCAACAGAGAACCCAAGGTGGTAGTTGATGAGGCCTACTGGCGTAAGCTAACACCCCTAGAATGCGAGAGGTTGCAGACAGTACCCGACAACTACACAGATCATGTCAGTAATTCTCAAAGATTTAAAATGCTAGGCAATGGTTGGACGATTGAAGTAATCAAACATATATTTAAAAACATGGAGAGAGACAATGACTGAATGGCATGGTGGAAAAGGTAGTCGTGATCGCATAAAAGATCGTGATAAATTTAATGAGAACTTTGATAGAATCTTTGGTAAGAATAGAGATAAAGGAGAGAAAAAGAAACAAATGTCCCAAAAGAAAAATGATCCTGGTTGTACAAAAATTATACAAAAACGTACGTGCAATGAAGAAATGGCGAATTGCACACCCCCCTCTGAAAGGTGCATTCCTATGCGATTTAGGTGTCTGTGCGGTTGTGCAGTTGCACATGCCTGCACATACGCACATGCACCTCTGAAAGCCCTAGTTTTACTGGTACGTGCGGTTGTGCGTACGTGCATCTCTATAGAGAACTATAGAAAGGTGTGTATTAACATACACCTTTACTTAGGAGAGATAGTATTCTCTAGTAGAAATCTTGTTAGAATATAGACATGGAAGAGAAAAAAAAATTAACAAAAAAACAGGAAACATTTGTCGACCTTATGGTGTATCAAGATTATAAGCAGACGAAGTGTGCTCATCTTGCGGGCTATGAAAATCCAGGGGTTGCAGCAACGAGGTTGTTGAGTGATCAGCAGTATGCTCATGTGCAAGAGAAGATCATGGAACTCAAAGCTGTGCAAAGAGCTAAGAATGAAATTACTTTTGAAGGCATAGCAACTAAGTTGGGTGAGATAAGAGATGTTGCATTAGCCGATGGAAGTTATGGGCCTGCGGTTACAGCAGAGATTGCAAGAGCTAAACTTGCTGGGCTTATGGTAGATAGGAAAGAGTTGAAGATTCATAAGATAGATAACATGAGTAGGGATCAGCTAGAGAATAGATTGAAAGAATTGGTGTTAGAGAATCAGATTATCTTGGGTACTTCGGAAACTGTAGAAGATGATAAAGATCTTATTGAAGATCAGACTGATCAAGAATAGCTTTGACTCTATCTTCTGCGTCCTTTAACTTGCGTTCGCAATACTTTACGACCTTAGTTCCTTCTTCAAAAGATTGGATTGATTCTTCGAGGGATATGTTTTCTTTTTCTAAGGAGCTGACTAAGTCTTTCAACTTAGCCATGCCTTTTTCAAATGTCATTAACTTACCCTTTGCACACAATATCTTTTAGATGTTGCGTCCTTCCAGAATTGGAACTTGCGATCCTTGAAGTGTGCTGTGTAGAAGTTTGATCTGTATTTGTAGACCTCATCTCTACTTAAACCTGTAATCGTATCTCCGATTAAAAGTTTATCGAGTGCTTGTGTAAATGGTGTTCTAAAGTTTGCTTTCTTTAGTGGCACATCTTTTTCTATTTTAAATCCCATTGTTCTCTCTCCTTTTTTGGTTAAATAATTTTCTTTGCCTTTCGTGTTCATCTCCTTTCATCATGTCAATAAGATCCTCCTCACTATGTGGGCTAGGAATATGCTGCTTATGGTTAGAGTTAGACCATTCAATTACTTGGCTATCATCATTGTATGTAATGGTAAACTGCCAAGGTTTTTTAGGATCTTTCTTTTCGTCAAGGATCATCTTGACTTCTTTACGCCACTTCTCCAGCTTGATAAGTGTGCGTTGTCGTTCTACTTTTAGATCATGTTCTGTCATTAGATACCTCTTTAATAAATGTTTTAGTTTGTTCATTTAAAGAATAATCTCTATCGGAATCTGCATAAGATTCCTCAACTCTCTTGCGTAAATCTTCTTTGCTGTAGTCGTTTAAAACTAAATTGCCTTTTTCTATTTCATTTACTAACGCATTTAATACTAAAGAGTTCCAATAACCCAAACCCTCGCCACTATCAGTAGTAAGATAAATACCCTCGCCCATTACTTTTTTATCAATTTCATTATCTATGCTCATAATAAAATTGTCCCATTCTTTATAACTCATTAGTCATTCTCCTTGTTGATACTTTGTTCTATATATGTTCCCCATTGATCAGCCATGGCCTTAGCAATGCCTGTGTAGAACATACTCCTTTCTTTACCCTTGCCACTACCTATCCACCAAATCCTATGCTTTTCTTTAGGGTGTAGTTTGTCAGTAGCTTCCTTAACATTATCTGTTTCAGTCAGCTTGGGTAAATCTTTTAGCCATAAGCAAGTGCGTTTGTATTCTTTGTGTCCAAACTGATAAGGGTTAATCGTTTGATCTGATTTCCTTATGTAAGATGAGATAACACTTACTGGATTCTCAATGGCTATATGTTTGATTGGAGCTTCCATAAGTTTTTTGACAAACTCAATAGCCTCATCTCTTAAATACATTGGTTTCTTACCCTCAGTAAACCACCTTGCTCCACTAACAGATAGATGAGTACATGGTGGGTGTCCTATCATTAAGTCCCAACCTTGATCCAAGATATCAAAGACATCTCCCTCATAGTGTCTATCTTGTATATCGCTTTCGCATGGTAGTATGTCGCAAGACCAAGCGTCAAAACCTAGTTCAAGGAATGCGTCCCTTACTGTTCCACTATACTCACAAGCAACTAATACTTTTATATTGCTTCTATCCATTGACTACCTCCTCTATCTCAATGACATGGGCAAAGTCATCACACTCAAAACAGTATGCGTCCTTTCCTGCATGGTTAGTAATTGGTTGACCATTCACATCTTCCATAGTCCATGATTGCGTCCTACATTCTTCGCATACGCTTATCATGTTTGGCTTCTTTAGTTCTATGCTTATGAAATCATCTAGGTAATAACCCAGTTCATTCATAAAGGTAAGATTAATTTGCGAGTGTAGATCAAGTAAGTCTTTGGCTTGAATATCGAACTCCAAGCCACCTCTTATTTTTAATATATATGTTTGCATTATTCACCCCTTAGTAATGGTTTTATTTGTATGCTGTTATTTTCTAACTTAGACCAATGCTCTTTGCCCTCTCTTAAAATTGGTTTAAAATCAGAAAGTTCCTCAATGGAGTCAACTTCTACAGTCATATATCTTTTATTTCGTTCAACCCATTCTATTTCAACTTTAATACTCATTAGTCTTGCTCCTTTAAATATTTCTCTCTTAAATCTTCTGTAAATTTAAAAGCGTTTTCTAAATGCTCATGGCCATTAGGAATATTAAACTCCTGTTGTAGTTCTTGTAATGCACAATGTATGCTTTCAAGTTTTGAATGTTCTATATCCATTCTATGCTCCTATATTTATCCAATATCCTGCACTGTAAACATGCAGTCTATATGGTGTTATTTTTTCTTCGACTTCTAAGTGGCTACCACAAAAATAACCAACTGCTTCGTCCATTAGGTCAAAATCTTTCTTCATGATGATTGCTTCTTGTTCATCTTTCCAATGCCATGGCTCAGATTTTTTTCCTAAATTGTTTAGCTTGTAGAGTTTCTGTGCAAGTTTGTTAAACCTTTTAAACCCTACTTCTAATTCATCTCTTGTATATTTCTTCTTTGCCTTTGGCATTTCGTTTACTAAAGTTAGTCCCATTGCTACACTTCCTCAGCGTTTATTTCTTCACGGTCATCTATATGTTCCCATTTAATATCATCACAATTTTCAAGGGCTAAATCTTCTGCTTGTTCCCAATCAGTAGCCATGACAACTGTTTCCTCTACTATTGTTGTGACTCGTCTCACAACAAATTCTTTTAAGTCTTGTTTAGTTATATTCATTTTCGTTCTCCTCATAACATACGCCACAAAGCATTTTATCTTTAGGCACTTGGTTTAAATCTTTGTAGCCATTATCTGCATAATTATTGTTATCAATAATATAATCAGCTTTATAGCCACACTCATTGCAACACCCTCTATCCATTACGCCCTCACTGAATATTCATCTTCACTTAAACCAACTTCAATAGAACCACCATTGGCAATTCTTTCTAGTTGGTCATCTTCTAAATGTAAGTTGAAAGCAAAGTCATCTCTACTTACTAGATATGAATCTTCCCAAACATCTTTGTTATATTTAGGATTGAATCCACTAGCATAGACAACTGTGCTATTAGTTTTTGGTGTCTTATCTTTTGGTGTTTGATAAGCGTTCATTAAATAAATGCCATCATCTTTTACAAGATAGAAAGATTTATCTGTTGTGTATTTATCTCTATAAGCTACTTTGAAATTACTAGCTTTGATAGTTTCCTTAGCCAACTTGACTAAAGACTTGTTAGAATTAAATTTTAATCGTGTCATATTTGTTCTCCTTTTTATTTATGATACTCACTAATTATACTCTTATTGCACACATTTTCAACTATAGACACACACTTTATAAGATAACAGAAGATAAAAAAAACATTAGATAAACACTTATTATTCTCAAAAACCACATCTTACCCACACATTGCCAAAATTTTTGCGTCCTGCTGGGTGTTAATGGATCATAACTTTTTGCGAACCAGCTAAAAATCGGAGCTGATCTTTTTGCGAGCTTGTGCGTCCTAAAGAATTTGCGATCCATTGCGTAAAAAAAAAATCAGACATAAAAAAAGAGGGCCTTGCGGCCCCCTTCAGTGTATCTAAGTTTTGGAGAACTTAAAGTCTATGGATATAGACAAGGCGAATGATACTACCCCGCCTGGAAATTGTAAAGTTTCTCATTCTTCCCCCTTAAAAAAGATCAGAACGCAGATCCCGAATACAGCTCCGCATATAAAAATTGCGACTGCTGGAATGATAGCTACATAATGACCTGTTAATGTGATCGGAACCATGACAGCTAATGCCGCCATGATCCCATTGATAGTTCCGATTTTTAAATCCTTCATTACGCCACCTCTGAACAGTCATACATCATATTACAGATCATGGCCGTGTATGAATCTTCGGGAACTTCTACACTAGCACCATCAAACCAGTCCATATACCAATATTCAGTAAGGTTAGGATAGATCCTGCATTCATCACTAGGCCCACCCCATGAAAACTGAAGTCTATAATATCCAGCGTTTTTACCGTCAGCTTCTACATGATCCCAACTTAACGCTGTTTGATTTACATAATCAAATAGATCCTCATATTCGTGGTAATAGTTGCCTTTGTGTTTATCAACAGCAATCAGAGCTATTTGCTCTCCTTCTGTTGCATCTTCCATTGCTTCAAAAAATTCCGATGCGGCTTTAAAGTCTGCTTCAGTCTCATTGAATTTTTCTTGTACTAGATCAGCACATTTTTTTTCTTGTTCCATTGTTAAGTTCTCCTGCTTTCGCTTATTATTTAACAGCTTTAATTATAGCATTTTACCTACACATTACAAGCACTCAATTATCTGCTGGGGATCTGATCGGATCGGAAACTTGCGGCCTCCTGCGTAGATCAAAAACTTTGCGACCTATTGCGTACTAAAATAAATGTGCGTCCGATTGCGTAGATAAAAATTCCAGGAATAAAAAAAGGGAGCTTCTCAGCTCCCCATGTTAGGCCCCCAGTCCTATTTTAATTTTCCGTCAATAATAATAAAGTCTCTTGACATATCTCTATGACTGACAGAATCCAATACTTCGCCGCCTTTGTCTATCCAAACTTGAACATAAAAAGGTTCTTCATACCAGCCATTATCTTTAGCTACCTTAGACCAAAAATCTCTAGCCTTTTCTACTTTTGATTTAAGACTCATATCGAACCTCTCTCATATTGTTGAAGTGTCTTTTGATTTCAATATCAACTTCGTAAAATGTATCACAAGACATACAATGCCAATCTTCTATTTCACCAGTACAATTGTCTCCAACATAAGTTAAATTATCTTTGCAGCATTTAGGACATTTTTCTATACTCATATTTTACTCCTGATCGGAGAGAGAGGCTTACGCCCCTCTCTTAGTTATAATATTATCAACCTTCATTGAGAATGTAGGTTGTACTTCATAAGATGGTCTATAACTAATTGATATATTAGCCATAGTTTTCTTATAGTTCATGAC